AACGGTTGCAGGTGATTGAGCAGATGCTTAACCAGCAGCCGGAAACTGAGAATCTGGACTATCTGAAGGAAACCGATCCAATCGGTTACGCAGTTAAGGTCGCAGAACTGTCTCAGCGGGAGAAGCAACTAGCCCAAGTTCGAGCAGAACAGGCTAGGATTTATGAGCAGCAACAGAGGGAGCAGCAGGAGCAACTTGGTCAGGTAGTACAGGCTGAGTCTCGTAAGCTGGCAGAGGTTATCCCTGAGTATGCTGACCCGCAGAAAGGCGAGACATTACGTCGTGAACTCCGTGAATTCGGGGTAAAGGCGGGATTCTCAGAGCAAGAATTAGCGAATGTTTACGATTCGCGTGCAGTATTAACGTTGTGGAAGGCAATGCAGTACGACAAGTTACAGTCTGCAAAGCCGGGAATCACGAAGAAGGTTAATGAAGCTCCCAAGGTGATTAAGTCAGGAGTTTCACAACCCCGTGATGGCAACGATGAGATGAAGAAACTAAAGGCTAGGGCAAAGCAGACCGGAAGGGTCGCTGATGCCGCTAAAGCATTTGAACGTTTTTTATGAGGAATTAAATCATGCCTACATTTACAGCACATACCGCGATTGGTCAGCGGGAAGATTTGACCGACATCATCTATGACATCTCGCCAACTGAGACACCATTCATGTCTTCGATTGGCAAGACCAAAGCTACCGCCGTGTATCACGAGTGGCAGACTGACTCGCTGGCTGCGGCTACTACTGCTAACGCTGCGATTGAAGGTGCTGACGCTACATCGGCAACTCTGGCTCCAACGGTTCGCCTTGGTAACTACACCCAGATCATCCAGAAGACCGTTCAGGTTTCTGGTACTTTGGACACAGTAAACAAGGCTGGTCGTAAGTCCGAAAAGGCTTATCAGTTGGCTAAGGCTTCTGCTGAACTGAAGCGCGATCTGGAGACTATCCTGCTGGCTAACCAAGGTCGTTCGGCTGGTACATCGACTATCGCTCGTAAGCTCGGTTCGATCCTGTCGTGGATCAAGACTAACTCGGACAAGGCTTCTGACGGTGCTGATCCAGCAACTATCGGTGTATCGACCCGTACTGACGGTACTGCTCGTACCTTCACCGAGGCTCTACTGAAGACTGTTGTTTCGGAAGTATATGTCTCCGGTGGTTCGCCGAAGATTTTGATGGTTGGTGCTGCTGGTAAGCAGAAGGTATCGTCGTTTGCTGGTATCGCTGCACAGCGTTACATGGCTCCCGGCAATACTCCGACCACCATTATCGGTGCGGCTGACGTTTATATGTCGGACTTTGGCACGATGTCGGTTGTTCCTAACCGCTTCATGCGTACCCGTGATGCTCTGGTACTTGATCCTGAGTACGCAGCACTCGCTTATCTCCGTCCATTCCAGACTAATGATCTGGCTAAGACTGGTGACAGCGAGAACACTCAACTCTTGGCTGAAGTTACGCTGGAAGTCAAGAACGAGGCTGCTCATGGCATAATTGCGGATCTCGATATGAGCCTCTGATTTGACATGTGTTCGTAAGTAAGATAGGATGCCTCTGTGTTTATCACGGAGGTGTCCTATGAATTGCAAATACGATGAGTGTCAAGGTAAAGCGGTAGGTTGGGGATATTGCCAAAAGCATTACCGTAGGTATATGAAGTATGGCAACGCCGAGCCAAAGAAGTATGACCAAGAACCAATGGAAGTAAGGTTCTGGAAGTTTGTGAATAAGCTGTCAGAAGATGAGTGTTGGAACTGGACTGGGAATACTATGGCAAATGGCTATGGCAGATTCAGTATCGGTAAAAAGGCACAAGGCTCTGATGGCGCACATAGGGTAAGTTGGCGGCTAGCAAATAATCAAGAAATCCCTAAAGGGATACATGTGATGCATAGCTGTGATAACCCAACGTGTGTCAATCCTAAGCATTTAAGCCTTGGAACTCCAAAGGAAAATGTGCAGGATATGATTAGAAAAGGGCGAAAAAGAACTGTTGCCCACGTTGGAGAATTAAACGGTAAGTCCTTGCTAAATGAAGAACAAGTAAGGACAATTAGAGCAAGCAAACTCAGCCATGCGGCATTGGCAAGAGAACTTGGAGTATCCCCGAACTGCGTCCGGGGGGTTAGAACAGGACGCACTTGGACACATATTCAATGAGTACTCCGATACGGACTCAGACAGCATTTGAAGATGGTGATGGCGGGATTGTCATCGAGACTAAGCAGGATGTAACCGAGATTATCGAGGCCAATAAGCGGCAACTGGACTTTGACAAATCTCGACAAGGACACCTAAACGAGCTTCATCACGTAGCCAGAATACCCTTTACGGTGATTGACGTACTGAATCAGCAAGGGATTATGAAGGGATTTAACGTGGTGGATGAGATCGGATTTGCTAGGTGGCTAAACGATCCTGATAATGCTGTGTGGAAAACGTACCGGGGGACTGTATGAGAGTAGGAGTTTGCGTACCGTGTAGGGATGAGGTTCATACTGGTTTTGCTTTCGACTTTGCGAGGATGGCTGCACACGATGCGTCAGTCCGTTGCAAAGACGGTAAGGGTGGGTTAAGCCTTTACACAATGCCGGGAACGCTGATTTTCGACCAACGGGAAAAGCTAGCGCAGGTTGCTTTGAGTGAAAAGTGTGACGCATTGCTGTTTATCGATAGCGATATGCGGTTCCCACCAGACATCATTGACATCTTGTTAAGCCGCAATGTGCCTATTGTTGGGGTTAATGCTACGACTCGGAGAAAGCCTGTCACACCTACGGCAAAGATTTTGACTAGGTACATGGAAGGCGAGACTGAGGTTCGTAAGTGGTCGAATATAGATTCTCGCGGTAAAGAGGGAATCGAGGAAGTTACAGCGGTTGGGTTTGGTGCTGTAATGATCCGTAAGGAAGTATTTGAGAAGACTGGTAGACCTTGGTTTGATGCTGGATGGGGTTCTAACGGTGTATGTGGTGAGGATGTATATTTCTGCGTCAAGGCTGGTTCTGAGGGCTTTCAGACGTATGTAGACCATGAGCTATCGATGCACATCAGGCACATAGGTACATACGAATATGGCTGGAAGGACTTTGAGCAGTTAGAGGAATAATATGCCATTTACTAGCTATTCGGATTTAAGGACTACGGTAGGAAATTATCTAGCTCGTAGTGATCTAACGTCGGTTATCCCCGATTTCATCCGACTAGCTGAGGAAAGGCTACGTCGAGACTTGAGAACTCGGCAGATGTTGATTGTCGCAACGGCATCAACGACAGGCGGTGATTCTACTGTTGGACTCCCGACAGATTTCTTAGAGATGCGTGATATTCACCTGAATACGAATCCGGTGACTACATTGCGCTACAAGGCTCCTAATTCGTTCTACGCTGAGTCTCGCGTAACGGATGGCGGGAAGCCAGTCGATTACACAATTCTAGGCTCTGAGATACAGCTAGCCCCATCTCCAGATACGACATATACGCTTCAGATGCTGTACTACGGCAAACCTGCGCTATTGTCGGATACGAACGCTAGCAACATCTTCCTAGCAAACTATCCTGATGCTTTGCTGTATGCGTCTTTAGCTGAAGCAGAGCCATACCTAATGAATGATGCCCGTATTCAGACATGGGCAACCTTATATGATCGTGCTGTAACGGCGATTACGAACTCTGACCAGTCGAGTGAATACAGCGGTCAGCCTATGTCTATGTCTTATAACGTGAGGTAAATCATGGCAGAAATGTCGAATTATCTTGAGAACGCGCTGATTAACGCGACTCTGAGAAACACAAGTTACACCAGCCCTGCAACGGTCTATGTTGGTCTGTTTACGTCTGACCCGACTGATGCTGGTAGCGGTACTGAGGTATCCGGTGGTTCTTATGCTCGTACTGCGGTGACATTTGGTGCGCCTAGTAACGGTGTATCAACGAATAGCGCAGCGGTTGAGTTCCCACAGGCTACAGGTAACTGGGGTACGGTTGGCTGGATCGGTATCCACGATGCTTCAACTAGCGGCAACCTGCTGTATCACACAGCATTAGATACATCCAAGACGATTGATAACGGTGATATTTTCAAGATTGCTATCGGTAGCTTGAGCGTCACTCTGGCATAAGGATAAATCATGCCTTTGGTCGTTAAGGATAGGATCAAAGAGACCAGTACGACTTCCGGTACTGGTACTTTGACGTTAGCTGGTGCTGCGTCAGGCTTTCGCTCGTTTGCTGACATAGGCAATGCGAATACAACGTACTACGCCATTGTTGATACGACTGCTGGAACATGGGAAGTCGGTATCGGCACATATACGTCTAGCGGCACGACGTTATCAAGGGATACGATCCTATCGAATAGCTCAGGCACTACAGCAGCGATTAACTTTGCAGCCAATAGCAAAGACGTATTCGTAACGTATCCATCTAGTAAGGCTGTATATGGCGATGCCTCAGACATTGCTTACGAGGCTTCATTTGCTGCGTCTAACGGCATTTTCCTAAATGCTAATACTGTAGCTACATCTTTGACTTTGCCAACGAATTACAACGGTCTGAGTTCTGGGAACGTCACGTTAAACACAGGGGTGACGGTAACGGTTCCGACTGGTGCTAGATGGGTGATTGTCTAAATGTTTGGGATTAGCGCATTAGCTCAGTCTCCATTTGCCTCACTAGGTGGGGCTGTACTGTTTGGCGATGCGAGCATTTCGGCTAGTGCGACGGTTACAGCGGATGCTTACAGAATCCGGTTTGCAAGTGGTGATGTAAGCGGTACAGCGACTGTTACAGCAGATGCGATAAGAATTCAAAATGCTGCTGCTGCTATTTCTGGTACGGCTACAGTCACGGCTCTAGGCGGTATTGTTGCGTCAGCATCAGCGAGTGTTACAGCATCGGCAACGGTAGCAGCGGCTGGTTTTGCGGTATATGCAGGTAGCGGTGCTGTTAGTGGAACTGCGACGGTTACTGCGACAGGAATTCGGATTCAGCTTGGCAATGCTGCTGTATCTGGTGCTGCAACGGTTACGGCTGATGGTATTCGGGTTAGGACTGGATCAGGCCAGATTACAGGTCAAGCGACTGTAACGGCTAACGGTGGTGTTGAGTACGAAGGTTTTGCATCGATTCAGGTGGATGCTACTGTAATCTGCTCACCATCTCGAATCATGGGTGGTTCAGCATCGGTTAATGGTCTGGCTATTCTATCGTGCTTTGGTGACAATATTGGCGCGGAATGGGCTGATACGACACCTAGCGTTAATACTTGGGATGCTCAGTCTGCTGGATCAAATACATGGTCTCAGCCTTCTCCATCGTCTGATACATGGACGGTTGTTCCTAGTGGTGATAGCGTCTGGACAAACCAAAGTGCAGGAAATAACAACTGGGTTAGACAATAATGGCAACGATCAATTTCGGAGAATGGCTACCAGATCAGCCCGGAGTGACAGGAGCAGTCACAGAGGCCGTTAATTGCTATCCAGTAACCAATGGATACGCACCTTTTAACGGGGAGGCTAACCTGTCTGATGCTGCTGGGGCTGAATTATTGGTAACTTTTAGTGCCAAGCTAGGCAATGTAACGACGATTTTTGCTGGATCAGCTTCTAACTTGTACAAGTTTGATGCGGCTGACCTAGACTTAGACCCAATGACAACTACTGGGTACACGAACATTGAGTATTGGGACGTTACTCAGTACGGAGCTAAGGTAATTGCTGCTAATGGTGCTGACCAGTTACAGGCTTTTGAGCTTGGTGTTAGCACTTATTTCGCTGATTTGGCTGCTGCTGCTCCTGCTGCTAAGTATGTGACAGTAGTTCGTGATTTTGTGGTGGCTGCGAATGTCTCAGGTGATGAAAACAAGGTCTATTGGTCGGACATTAACGACGAAACAGACTGGACTCCCGGTGCAGCCTCTCAGTCTGATACGCAGATTATCCCTGACGGTGGGGATATTACGGGTTTAGCGGGTGGCGAGTATGGCCTGATATTCCTAGAACGTGCCATATATCGGATGAGCTATTCAGGCTCCCCGTTTTTCTTTCAATTTGACGCAATTTCTCGGTCTTTGGGGTGTATGGCTCCGGGATCAATTGCCCAATTCGGTGGGATAACGTATTTCCTAGCGGATGACGGGTTTTACTCCTGTAATGGTCAGTCTTTTTCCAATATCGGCGAGGAAAAGGTTAACCGCTGGTTCTTTGACCGTGTTTCCCGGCAAGATATACGCCTAAAAGTCTCGGCTACGGTTGATCCTATCCGTAAGTTGGCGTTATGGTGCTTCCCACTACAGTCTGGTGGCTATGGGATTCTTGTTTACAACATTCCGCTAGGGAAATGGTCGTATCTTGATACAACGGCTACTTCTGTAGCGTCTGCCTTGTCAGCGACTGTAACCCTTGAGCAGTTGGATAACTACTCAGCAAGTATTGATGCCTTGCAGGTATCGCTAGATGATCCTCAATGGGCTGGTAATCAGTTGATTTTGATTGGCACTAGCGGTCAGAGGGTGATTACGTTCGGTAACTCTAAGAAAGCCGCTTATGTGGTCTCAGGGGACATCAATCAGGGTCGCTCTACGATTACGCTGGCTAAACCGATAGTCGATGGCGGTAGCGCACAGGTGGCTATAGCGAGTCGTACTCTGTTGTCGGATCAGGTATTGTTCGGTACGGCTGTAGCTGCTGATAGTGAGAATCGGGTATCTCTCAGGGCTAACGGTAATTACCATAGGATCAAGGTGACTCCGACGGGTGATAACTGGAAAACAGTTGTCGGAACGGACATAGAGATAACAAAGCAGGGTAATCGATGACTCAGTTTCGGACATTACCGCAGTTTGGAGGGGATGAGAGGGCTGTTGCTGAGGTCGTTCGTGGCATTATGGACGGAAAGACCAACAACACAGGTCTGATTACCCTAGCGACTGGTAATGCGACTACAACGACCCTTAACGACTCGCGTATAGGCTTTGACAGCCTGATTTTCTTTGTCCCGGTATCTGCTAATGCTGAGGCTGATTCGGCTCCCTATGGGGCGTTTCAGGACTCCACAGACCAGACAGCGGCTAATACGACCACAGGATACGCAGTTACATTTAATACAACAGATTATTCCAATGGAATCTACGTTTCTAATAGTTCTAGACTAAATGTCAGGAATTATGGGATTTACAACATTCAGTTCTCGTTCCAGTACAAGAACACAACGAATGACGGTCAGGACATTGATATTTGGTTCAAGAAGAACGGCACTAACGTCGCTGGTTCCAATAGTCGGTTCCACATGCCAGCTAGAAAGAGTACGGGTGATCCTAGTCACTTAATTACTGCGATGAATTTCTTTATGGAGATGAACGCAGGGGATTATGTTGAGATATTCTGGAGAACGACGGATACTGGCGTTTCGTTAGAACAATATCCTACGAGTACAAGCCCTGACAGGCCATCGATTCCTAGTGCTATTGTTACGATGTCTTACGTTGCACCATCGGCTACAACGAATTTGTACGTTTCTACTCAACAACAAGGATCAGCAACTATTAGTCATTGGGCTAATAGTACTGCGGACAAAACTTACGGATACATAATCGTCGGATGACAGAATGGAAATATATCGAGCCTGACCAACTCAGGAAGTGGTGGATGAGCGTCAAGCCGGGGTTAGACAAAATTAAGAGTGTCAGTTCTGAAAGTTGGATCGTGGAAGATGTGTACACGGACTGCTGGAATCAGAAATCTGGCTTATGGGTTGGACTAGAGGATAACCATTTCAAAGCGTTCTTTATTTTGCAACCATTGGGGGAAGAACTCCATATCTGGTGTGCTTGGACGTTAGAAAATGATTATCAGATGGTGCAAAAAGGTTTACAATTCATCAAAAATATGGCAAGGGAAAGTGGTAACAAATACCTAACATTCTCAAGTCATAGACCGGGATGGGATCGTAGGGCTAAGGCTTACGGTTTCAGGCCTAGAAAGTGGATAAGCGAGGTTTAATATGGGTGGTGGTGGCGGCGGTCAAACGCAAACATCAAGATCGGAAATATCTCCAGAATTTAAGCCTTACATCACTTATACGCTAGGTGAGGCTCAGAGGCTTTATCAGGGTATGCCATCGGCTCCTGAGACCTTGGCTGTGGCTCCGTCAGCGGCTACTCAGCAAGCCCTACAGATGGCTCAACAGAGGGCTGTAGGTGGCTCTCCGATGCTTAAGGCTGCTCAGGCAGAACAACTCGCTACGATTCAAGGTCGTGGCGTTAATCCGTTTCTAGGCGGTGCGCTACAGCAAGCTAATCGTCTAGCAGGTGAGCGTTATACCCAAGACATTCAAAACCTACAGTCTCAGGCTTCCTCGGCTGGTCGTTATGGTTCGGCTGCAATGGGTCAACAAACTGGTAAGGCTCAGGACATCTTTGCTCGTGCATTAGCGGAGCAAGGTGGTCAGCTAGCGTATTCATCGGCTGAGGCTGAGAGGGCTAGACAGGTAGCGGCTGCTCAGGCTGCTCCACAGATGTCTGCGGCTGACTATGCTGATCTACAGCGACTGCTACAGGTTGGTCAGGCTAGAGAAGGCTACGAGCAACAGGCTATCCAAGGTCGATTGGCTGCTCAAGACCTTCCGTTACAAAGATTGCAACGTGCTGCTCAAGTTGTTTACGGTGCGCCATTGGAGACCACATCTACGTCAACTTCTACACCATCTGGAGGTAAATAATGGGTGATCCAGTAACTATGGCGATGATTGGTGCTGGCGTAGGTGCTGTCACAAATCGTCGTAATCCATTACAAGGTGCGCTAATGGGTGGTGCGCTAGGTGGCTTTGGTGGTTCGTTTGCTAAAGGTGCTTTGACTGCTGGCAATACTGCGTCTACTGCTGCGATGACTGGTGCGAAAGCCGTACCTGTTGGTGCTAGTGGTGTAACTGCTCTGAATCCAAGTTTGGCATTTAACACTGCTCAACCAATGGCTGCCGCTACGATGCCGACTTATGCGGCTACAGGTGGCACTACAGGTCTTATCGGTTCAACAACTGCACCTGTAACGTTTGGCAATCAGTTGGCTGGTGGAATGAGTGCTTTGAAAAGTGATCTTGGTGCATTAAATACATTTGCTAACCAAAATCCTATAACTACTCAAGTTGGACTAGGTGCGTTACAAAGTGCGATGACTCCTGCTCCTCCTCCTGAAATGGCTCCTCCACCGGGGTTAGCGCGTGGTCAGCAATTCCAGATGGAACAGCCTACACAGTATGCAATGGGTAGCCCAAGAATTAGTCTCATCTAAGGTGACGTATGGCTATTGAAGATTTCCTATCTAAGTTACCTAAAGTTTTTGGAACGACTCCAGAGGTTTATCGTGGGCTATTAGATGCTCCCGAACGGGCTTCTTTAGAAAATAGAGCAAACATTGGCGGCTTGCTAGGCTTTGCTAGTGCATTGGCTCAAGGTATGAGTCCACAGGGTTATAGTCGTAGTCCTGCTCAGAACATTCTTACTGCGCTAGGTGCTGGTTATGGTGCTGCTGGTCAGACTTACGATGCTGGTCTAAATCAAGTCAGTAACGTAATGAAGTTAGCTCAGGCAAAGCGTCAACTAACTGGTTTGGCTGAAATGAAAGCGGCTAATCCAGACTTGGCGTATCTGGCTGATGTAAGCCCAGAGGAATTTGTTAAGCAGGTATCTGCTCGTAAACGTATGCAGATGTACGGGTTCAATGTACCTTCTAGCCAAACTGCTCCGGCTCCTAGTCCTGCTCCTAGTCCTTCTCCTAGTTTAATTTCTGCACAACCAGCAGAATCAGTAGGAGGAATCACGTTAAAACAGCCTACTAAAGACATTGGGTTTACCCTTGGGAAAGATGGTCAACTAGAATCAATGGTTGGTGGTTTGGCTGGTGGACTGACTCCTACTGTTGGTCTTACTGCACAACCACAAATTGAGATGAAAGACCTTGTAGGGTTACGAGGCCGTGGTGAGATGCTTCCTGTAACAACTCAACCTGAACCTGCTCCTGCCGCTGTAGCACCTGCTGTCCCATCTTCTGTGCCATCTGGTGCGCCTAATGTTCAAGCTCCGTACTTTGCTGGCGTAAGTCCTGAAAACAAGGCAAATGCAGAAAATTTGAGGCAAAGAGCCGCTTTAGCTGAAATGAATGGTGATGAGGGTTTTGCAAAACTACTACAAGATAGAGCAGAAAGACTTGATCCTAAAGAACAAGTTTTCTTTAGAGATGGTAAGGCTTTCTCTACGACAAGAGGTCTAATTGCAGATGTAAGCGGTAAGCGTATTCTAAATGACGCTGAAGCAACTTCTATGGGTCTTGATCCAAGGCTAGGGAAATGGCAAATATCTGACAATATTCCGTCTTTGATTCCTAATACTGGAGTCTCGCCGGAAGACCAAAAGGCGCAACTGATTGCTGGGTTGCCATCACAGCTAGCAAATCTTCACCCTACATTGCAACAACAAGCAAATGCTTTGATTTCAAGAGCAGGTGCTATGGATAAGTCTCAGATTATTAATGAGACAGAGCAACTTTTAAGTCAGCAGTCAAAGATTCTTGGTGAGTTGAACCCACAACTACGGGCGGCGGCTAAGGATAGAGCTATACAAGTTGTAATGCCAAACCAATTTAGTAAGGAAACAAAGAAAAATCTTGAGCAAGAGATTCTTGTAACGTCTGATGCAGTAGTCAGATTAAACGACATTTCAAGATCTTTTAGACCGGAATATCAGACAATCCAGCGTCAATTTGGACAAACATGGAACACGCTAAAAGATAAAGTTGGCGCGTTGAACCCTAAGGATCAAGCGTCATTAGCTGAGTTTACTCAATACCGTCAGAACTCATTACAAAACCTTAATCTCACAATTAAGGCTATTACTGGTGCTGCTATGTCTGACGCAGAAGCTGGTCGTATTATGGCTTCGTTACCAAATGCAGGGACTAACGCATGGGATGGTGATAGTCCTACACAGTTCAAAGCAAAGCTAGATAACACGATTCAGCAGACAAAATATGCTCTTGCAAGAAAGCAATATGCGCTTAAGAATGGCAGAAATTGGGAAACAATCCCATTGGATTCAATCCCTGACATAGTTAGACAGCGTGGTAAAGAAATTGCCAAACAGTACAAACTTGACCCATCAAAAGCAGCGGATTTGAATACGATTGATAGACAGCTAGCGGCTGAATTTGGAATTCTATTTTAGGTGGGATCATGGCAGAAGTTGATTACGCAAAGAGATTGTTTGCTAGTGAGCCTCAAGGTGCGCCTGTTGAGCAACAGGTTGACTATGCGGCAAGATTGTTTTCTGGCGTAAAACCTTCTATTGGTACTGCTCCGGGTTTAGAAAAGCCTCCTGTTGCCATCTCAGAGCCATCTAGAGGTGCGAGTATGGCTACTGCTTTCATGGGTGGTATCCCTACAGACAAGAAAGCTGCGGTTAATTACTTTGCAGCACAGCGTGGTATATCGCCTAGCAGATACCAAATCATCGATGGTGACATTGCGTATCAGGCTGATGATGGAAAGTTCTACAAAGAGGTATCTGGCTTAGGTGCTACTGCTGCGTACTATGCTCCGGACGTTATGGAGATGGTTCCTGACGTTACTGCTGGTGTTGCATTGTCTCCATTGGCTATAGCTAGCCCGTTAGGTACTGCGACCGCTGCTGGTGGTGTCGGTGCTGTGGCTGCTGGAACGAACTATCTGCGTCAGAAGATTGCAGGGAAGATTGCAGGTCAAGAGCTTGATCCGTTCCAAGTTGGTCTGTCTGGCCTATTGTCCGGTACTGCTGAGTTGGCTCCTGCTGTTCGTAAGGGCTTCCAAGAACGTAGACTGGCTAGGGATATTGCTCAGGTTGATCCTAATCTAGTTGCTTCACTCAGGGCTAAATCAGGTCAATACGGTATCCCATTGACTCCGGCTGAGTTGACCAACCTATCGTCGTTACTAAGCCAGCAGAAGGTTATTGGTAATGTTCCTGAGTCTTCTGTACAGATGCAGAAGTTTTACAGGGAAAGAGAAGCCAAGGTACAGAGTGCAGTAGATGATTACTTGGCAACTATCTCTCAGGTTGAGGATGCTGCGGTTGCTGGCAATCGTGGCGTAGCTGCACTAGAACAGCAAAAGCAGAAGTTAATCGCTGATAGAGAGGCTGCTACGGAGCCTCTCTACACGGCTGCATTTGAGGCCTCTGTGCCTGTGAATACGGCTCCTGTAATCAATCAGATTGACAATATGCTCAAGACACAGCCTCCTACTGGTACGGCTGCTGGCTATCTACGCAGGATTAGGGACTTGCTGCAAAAGCCGGGGATTGATGCTGAGGGCAATCAGCTAAAAGAGTTTGTTCCTGAAGATCGTCTACCTAACTTGCAGAATTCAAAGTTTGAGATTGATAAGATGTTTAAGGAAGAAACATTTTCTTCATTAGACAACAAAATTCAAGGTCAGTTACAGGCGATTAAGAGCAACCTGTTAGAGCAGATGGGCAAGGATAATCTTGATTACATTGCTGCTAACAGGGCATTTGAACGGTTTTCTCAGCCGCTTAACGAGTTCAATGAGCGTATTACAGGCGTTTCATTGATGCAGATGTCTCCTGACAATCTCAAGAACTTTGCTAACCGTATATTTGAGAATCCTAGTCCGG